AGTTCTTCCTCTACGAAAACCTTCTGGTATTAAAAAATCTTTATGGATGCGAATATTTGTAGCGCCATCTGTTATCCAGACATATTGCTTACCACGTTCAGCATTTGCTAAATTTTGAATTTCTGTTCTAACTTTTCCAGTATTACCTTTACCAATTGCTAATGCTCTTTCTAAAGAACAAGGACCACTACCCTCTCCACCAGGAGTCATATTATATCCATTACCAAAAGAATTATATTCTTTTACAAAATAAGGTTCCATTTCTTTTAATGTATGTTCTCCATCCCAAGACTCATAAAGAGTTTTAATTGAGAAGTTTTCCCAACCATATTTCCTAATAGATTGATGTATTAGATAATTAGATCCTATTTTTGCTGCGCTTAGATGACCGATTAAACGTTCTTCTACGTCGTTAGAAGTATATCCAACATAATGTTTATTGGTAATATTATTAGTAATTAAATATATCTTGTGCATTTATATTTGCCATAAAAAAAGAGGGTAGATTCCTCTACCCTCTTTAAAGGAGAGTAGATTTCTCTACTCTCTATTTATCTCCTGTATCGGAGATTTATCGTTATATTAACAATTATTTTAGGTTGGCAACGATAAACTTACGATAATAGACGTTGCTATTATTGATAAGAGCACCGAGACCCTGTAAATAACCCTGAGCGTATGGGTTAGCAACTAGACCGTAACGAGTCTTGAAGCCAATCTTTGGCTGGAAGGTTGATGGGTCAATAGCACGTACCATCTGTAGAGGAACATATGGGCAGTAGAATAGACCAGCGTCATATGCTACAGTACCCTTATAACCTGTTACAACATAGTCTGCACCAGCTACCGAGTATGGATCAACATATACCTTAACGCGACCGAATAGAACACCAGCAAATGTATTGCCTGTGTCATCAACAGTTAAGTTGGTATTATTGGTTAGAGCTGATTGATAGTCTAGGAGACCTGACATTGCGAGGGCTGATGCAACGTCTGTCGAGACGATGACCATGTTGCCCTTGCCACGACGGGTGTCTTTAGCAATCTTATTAGCTTCGCGCTCGATCTGAAAGATCAAACCCTTATACTTTTCTACTTGCCAACGACCATCTGTGTCACCGCCAGTTACTAGGTTGAATAGACCTGGAACTGTTGATAACTGAGCACCTGGTGCTGATGTTGCGTAGATTGTACGAACAACTTCACGATTGATTTCAGCAAGAATTTCTGTTGAAAGAATATTTGCTAGCTCTGTTTCAGCATCTAGACCATGAACAGCCTTGAGGTCCTGTGCGAGTTCTAGGGTGTAAGCTGCAGCTAGAGCACGTGTATTTGCTGTAACTGTAACTTTTTCAATGGAGAAACCCATTGAATTCATGGTTGTGCCTTCTGCTAAAGTTTCACCGTTAGCTGTTGGTAGACCATAACCAGTATTTGCCAATCCGAAGATTGAAGTATTTGTCTGACCACCAGATACTGACAAGTTAGCATTTGCAGATGCTGAGAATAGTGAGTTAACACCATTACCAGAATATGCTGTATTAGCTTCTTGGTATAGAGCTTCGTTTGAAGGATTTGTATTGCTATCTGCAGCTGAACCACCCGATGGGTAGATCGAACGCATTGCAAAGATCAAACCTGTTGGACCTGTCATTGGCTGAACGCCGCAGATGTCATAAGCCATTAGGTTTGGTAGTGAACGACGAACGAGGCTGATGAGGATTGGATCAAAACCAGCTACTGGACCACCAGCGCTTGCGCCTGTTGAATAACCAGCGCTTGAGCCGTAACCACCAACTGACATTCCGCTTGCTACTTCGTTAAGAATACCAGCTTCTTCACGGAGTGCGCGTTCCTGGTTCTCAAGAACGACAGCAGTAACAGCGCGACGATACTTGTCCTCGATCTTGCCGAGTTCTGGGTGATCCAATACTGGAGCCCATTTGTTTTGAATTGCTTCTGAAAGATACATTATAGTTTTCCTTTTTTTCTAATTATGGTAGAGTTCTTGAAAGTGCATTAACATAACGCTCCATTAGAGGTGATACTTCTTGTGGAACGATTGTTTCTTGTGTTTCTGAAAGCTGAATTTGCTTAGAAACTTCCTTCACCTTTGTTGGCTCACTCTTGAAATAATTTTCACGAATGATATCCATTTTCTTAATGTATTCACCTTCTGTGGTGAACTCTACACCCTCTGCGAGTGTTTTTACTTTTTCAGCTTGAGTGGCGGTGAGACCCTCACAAGCTGCAGTAACAATTTCTGACTTTCTTGATTCAACAATAGCCTGTGAAAGTTCAATGTTTGTGTTCATTGATTCGTTGAGCTTATTTTGTAGCTCTTCGATTTCCTCAGCCATTGCTTCAAGTACGTCAACCTTTTCTTCTGGAACATCAATATAGTGTTCAGCGAAAAGATTCTTTAGACCTGACATAAAATCTTCTACGATTTCTGTCTTTAAACCAGACTCGATAGCAACCTGATTCTCATTGACCCACTCTTCAACCATATAGTTGAGATAAGCGTCAACTTGCTCTTCAAGTTCAGTCTTGATTTCTTCGATTGTTTCTTCAGCAGAAGCAAGAATTTCTTCTTCTAATTCTTCAGCAACAGCAATTGCGCGAGCAACTACAGCAGCTTCAAAAATTGTTGATGCTTTATTCTTGAATTCTTCTGATAGATCTTCACCGTTGAAAAGTGCTTCGATGTCTTCCTTAACACCAGCCATCTCTTCACACTTTGCCTTCATCCACTTTTTCTTTTCTTCAAGTGCTTGGGCAACTTCTTCTTCGGTTAATTCTTCTTCGAATGCTTCTTCTTCTTTCATAACACCTGTTGGGTGCATATATTCATGGCCAGCTGTGTATTCGCCTTCGCCATTTAAATGCTCAGGATCTACAAGAGCATGACCTTCATGATCTTCTGGATGACCCTTTAGTTTTTTCATTCCTTCCTTAGAATCAGCAGCTGGCTTTGTGCCTGGCTCTTCAGCCTTGCCCATGACTGCAGCAGCAGCTGAGCCAATGTCATTGCCTTCTGGATTTTCTAAAGTGGAACCGCCGAGATCGTGGACATGAGTTGCCATCTTATGCATTGGTTCTTTTGCTGCTGATGCTCTTGTTGCGTTTAAAACTTCAGCGGCAGCTTCTGCTAGTGTACGGACTGTCATGAGTAAAACTCCTATTGTTATATCTTTATTTATAAATTTACAATTTTGAGAGAAAATTCTCAAAAGCTCGTAACTGTACTTCTTCCAACTGTTTGCGTTTTGCTTTGACAATAGTTTCTTTCAGAGCATTAATTTCTACTTCTCTGACGATTCCATTGTCCCAAACCCACTCTTTGCCTTCCATAATACCTTCTACAAACGCTCCAGGTGCTGAAGGATCAGCAACGATATCTGCCGCTGTGGCTAGATAATAATCGGGTTGCACATAGTTGACACCATTACGGTTTTCTAGTGAACCCATACCTCTTGAAGAAACGCCTAAAGATGCACCACCTTCAATGAGGCTCTTTGCGATTTTTCCCATAGGAGTTTCTAAAATCTTTGCTTTACCAATCCAAGTGCTTCCTTCTTGTTTTAAATTGGTAATTAAATGCGAAACGCGATCTAGATTAATAGTTGGAGTTTCTGGGTGACCTAGTTCTCCAAATGCGCGCTTCGCTTCAACATATTCTTTCATATAACGAGCAACTTCTTTTTCAAGAATTTTACGCTCATAGATGCGACCGTTTTTATTCTGAGTGTCACCAACTAGAAATGGACCCTGGATGTAAAGAGATTTCACACCATCTTTTTCTTCGGTGAGATACTTTACTTCTTCTACTGTTTCTCTAATAAGTTTCATTTTCTTTTTCCTAAAACTCTTCTGAGTCTATGTGTGTAAGTCATTTTACCTTTGTTATATGTTCTTGTATATGACATTGGACCAATTCTTACTCTTTTTCTAAGCCTTCTACTCCAATATGGATTAGCCATCAAATGCGTGATTCTTGTGTTTCTCGCATTATCTCTAGCAATCCAAGCAAAATGACTTTTACTATGATGTGACTCATGCAAGCCCATTGATTGTCTTCTTCTCAATGATCTTGAACGCATCATAATACTGCGAGCCATTTTCGCTCTACGTTTTACTTTAGCTTTCCTGGCGCCAAGTTTGCGATGCATTTTTTCAGCACTCGACATTCTTGTTAAGTTGCCGCCACGAATTGTATACCCTTTAACTCCTGAAACTCTAACTCTTCTTTGAACTTTTCCAGCGCGAACTCTAGCTTTTATAATCCTAATTCTTGGAGCTTCTCTTAAAAATTCTGTGAAACTTAACATCACCCACCAGCATCATACAGAGCAAATGCGTCAGCGTATCCCTGTTCTTTATTTAATGTTAATATCATATTGACGCTTCCTGTAGAAGACATAACGATATTCCCATTTGGTGTGCCTGCATTATTTTGAATATATGCATCGAATCTTCCTGCAACTGGTCCGACAAAATTATAAATTGGAGAAGGGGTTGATCCATCCCATGTCAAAGTGACAGTTCCATTGCAAGAATATTGAATTGTAGAAATAGAAACAAGACACAATTGAGAAGTGTTTGCGAATTTTAAATTTTTAGGAATAACAATCGTATTCGCGGTCGTTGTGTAATTAGCAGTAACTTTGATTATTGCTGACTGACCGTCATCTTTTAAAATTTGTGTGTTTGCATTTGACATATTCTATTCCTATATTTCTTTTCTAGTAAAATCAAATACTGTTTTCAGACTATTTGGATCTTGAGAAATAAAACTATCTAATTTTACTTTATTATATGTATTTATCATATCTTTTAATTTTAAAATTGATGCAGCGACAGCAGGTTGAATTTTGATAGAAGCTCCATTATCGAATGTAACGTCTACAGTTTTTCCTGTTTTTGCTGACTTATTCAAAGATCTGACGATAGATTCATCGAGAAGAATTTCTTCCTTCATTCCAATCTTCGCATAAGGCAATTTTTGATTCTCAAATTCTCCAGAATGATAAGGAACGCTTACATCAAGGTTCAGTTTATCATTACGATATAACGCAATTTTTAAACCTTTAGGATAAACCCTAATGGCAGTGCGTCTCATCGTAATCATAGGTGGAGGGTCTGGCAGCTTACCTAACTTCCCCTCTTTCAGCGTTCCTCTCAATTCTGAGAACTTTTTCATTTATTCTTCTTCTTCCTCATGATGATGTTTCTTAGCATGCTTATGAGCAAGCTTCATCATCTTCTTTGCAAGCTTGTGGTGCATTTTGCCATGCTTCTTTTCATGCTTATGCATACCCTCATCAAGCCCGACTTCTTCTCTTGGATAAGAAACAGGTTTTGCATTTTTTCTGTAACCAATAGGGTTTCCTTTACGATCTCTTATAATAAGTTTTTTCTCATAATGATCAGTAGCGGCATTTGCTGCTCTATTGAAAAATTTAGCTTGACGACGAAATTTCTTTCTTTTTTGTGGATCGCCATAATCGCGTTCATGCTCAGCCTCAGCAGCAGCGTTGTATAATGTATCTAAACTCAATTCATCAATCTGCTCGACTTCTTCTACAACTGATTGTGTGCCTATGTGAACAAGCTTACCCTTTTTGTTTAGGATATACGTGTGTGT